TTATAACGAATTACGTTCACAACCTCAAGCAAGAATCATGGTTGAGAACGAAGAAGTTGAAAAGTCACAAGTTGTATTAGCAGCACAGGACATGGTAGACCAAGTACAAAAAATGCTTGAAGATGTGGGTCAAATGCAAGTTAAAGAATTGCCTGCATTAGTATCAAGCATTGAAAGCGAAATTGGAGTAAACGAAAGTCAAACATACAATGATTCAGTTTCTAGTCAATTAGATGCGTTGTCTGCTTCATTGAAAGAATCATCAACTGCGTTGAAGAATGCATTGAATGGTCTTACTGGTCAGGCGGTAGATGCAGCATTTGATGCTGGTGCTGACTTGGGCGCAGATGTTGGTATGGACGCTGGTATGGATGCTGATATGGACGCGGATATGGGTGACGAAGAATCTGAAATTCCTCTCCCAACTGAAGAGCCAGATATGCCCCCATCAGGTGGTGTAGGTAGAGCAAAGAGATAATATGTTTCTATTTGAACTTGATGGCACTGATCCGTTAAGTACTAAACTCATTGTTCTTGTTAATCAGCTTAAATCTGATGTTGAAAGAGGTTTAGTTGATACTAGTAGTTATACAACGGAAGAGTTTTTAACGTATTTGCAAGATAAAGGTGATATTGTTTTAGATGTCACTGACTTGTATGATATGATCAAGAACCCGCCATTGAATACTATTATTAAAAATATTCAAGGGGATAAAGTTATCTTCAAAGGATATGATGATACACAAATATCAACTGATCAAACACAAAGTCAACAAGTTGTTCAACAAATGGCACAAAGTGCAATGCCAACACAATGATAACTGTTACTGATAAAGCAACAACCAAAGTAAAACAAACTCTTGCAAAAAGAGGCAAAGGATTAGGAATCAGAATAGGCGTCAAAACGACAGGCTGTTCTGGTTTAGCCTATGTGCTTGAATATGTTGATACCCCATTAACAGGAGATGTAAAAATTGATTGTGACGGGTGCGATTTATATGTTGATCCAAAAAGTTGTGTTTACCTTCAAGGGATGACAATAGATTATGTCCGCAATGGACTTAATGAGGGGTTTGAATTTCTTAATCCAAACGTTCGTGATAAATGCGGATGCGGTGAAAGTTTTAGGGTATAACCAAACAGTTTGACATTTGGACTATAATTGACTATAATTGACTATAATCATGTATAACCCAAACAAATATAAATACGAACCAATTAAACGCACTGACACCCCTGAAGGTCGTAGATATGCAACACCAGATGGTGAAAAGCTACCAAGTGTTACTACAATTCTAGACGCAACAAAATCAGAAGAAAGTAAACAAGCATTACATAATTGGCGTAGATCAGTTGGAGTTCAAAAAGCACAAGAAATTACTACTGAGGCTGCAAGTCGTGGAACACGAATGCACAAGTTTTTAGAAGATTATGTCAAGACAGGTATAATCACTGAATCTGGATCAAATCCCTATAGTATTCAAAGTCATACTATGGCTAAAAGTATTATTACACAAGGATTAGTCAATTGTACTGAATATTGGGGAACAGAAGTTCCTTTATACTATCCAAAAATCTATGCAGGTACTACTGACTTATGTGGGGTACATAATGGTTCAGATGCAATTATGGACCACAAGCAATCTAACAAACTCAAAAAGCGTGAGTGGATTGATGACTACTTTGTTCAATTGACGGCTTATGCTAACGCTCACAATGAAGTTCATGGTACTAAAATACGCAAAGGTGTTATCTTTATGTGTACTAAAGACAATATTTACCAAGAATTCATCATTGAAGGTAGTGAATTTGACAAGTATTCTGATATGTGGTTCAAACGAGTAGAGCAATACTACATGAAGTTCATATAGCGGTTAAGATAATAATTATGATAAATAAGTGTAAACGTGAAGAATTACACTTATGTCTATAGTACAAATCAGCAAAATACAAATACGAGCAGGAAATCTAGTTGATCTACCGCAATTAGACAACGCCGAATTCGGCTGGGCAACCGACACAAATCAGCTTTTTATTGGTAGAACCGGAAATAATTATTCGGATGAAAATATTGAAGTTCTAACTTCATATTCATCAAGCGGCAGTATTGCAGGTGGGTCAAACACAACAGTACAATTCAATGATCAAGGTACATCAAACGGTGTTGCAGGATTTACTTTTGATAAGAATACCACAACATTAACAGTTTCTTCGGGTAATATTATTACTGGAAATTTAAATGCAACATCAACAATTACTGCTCTTAGATTAATTTCTAATATTGCTACAGGTACAAGTCCATTAGTTGTCACAAGCACAACACAGGTAGCAAACTTAAATGCAGCAACAGCCGGTGTTGCTTATAGTGTAGCGGGTGCTAATGTTTCTGGCGCAGTATCATATGCTACAACTGCAAATGCAGTAGCGGGTGCTAATGTTTCTGGCGCAGTATCATATTCTACAACTGCAAATGCAGTAGCGGGTGCTAATGTTTCTGGTGCTGTATCATATGCTACAACTGCAAATAGTGTAGCCGTAGCAAATGTTAGTGGTATAGGTAATATTGCTACTACTAATATAGACGGCAATGCAAGTAATATTCTGTATGGTAATGGTATATTTGCATCAGCACCATCTCCGGGAGTTAGTTATGGCAATAGTAATGTAGCAACGTTTTTAGCATCGTACGGAAGTAATACAATTACTACTACTGGAAATATAACTGCAGGTAATATATCAGTGAGTACAGGTAATGTAACATTAGGAACATTAACTACTGGGGCAAACACAACAGCAGGAACTATAACCGGCAACTTTAGCTTAAGTGCCGGTTCAAGACTTAATGCAACATTTGCTGACTTAGCAGAATATTATGAAGCAGACAACCCATATGAAGCGGGTACTGTTTTGGCATTTGGTGGTGATAAAGAAGTTACACTAGCCGAAGATAACACCACAAGAGTTGCAGGTGTAGTATCAACTAACCCAGCATATGTAATGAATTCAACGTGTAAAGGTGAACATACTGTAGCATTAGCATTACAAGGGCGTGTGCCGTGTAAAGTTCGCGGGAAAATATTTAAAGGAGATATGCTAGTAAGCGGTGGCAATGGATTTGCTCGGCCTGTTCTCTTTCCGGTACTAGGTACCGTGATTGGTAAAGCATTAGAAAACTTCGAAGGTGAAGGTATTATTGAAGTAGCAGTTAGCAGACTTTAATAATAAATAAGATATAGGAATAATAAAATGACAACATACGCATATACCGCAAACATTGCAACACCGGCAGCTTCAGCAAACATTGCCACAGATAAGATTAGAATAGCCACTTCTAATGCAGCTATTCAATATACTACTAGCTTCCCTAATGTAGCATTGACTGGAAATGTAACATGTGCTACTAATAGTAACACAGTAACTGGTTCAGGGACATTATTTTTAACAGAATTGGGAATTGGTTATTGGATTGGTAATACTACTGGAAATTCAGCCGGTATCGTTAAATCAATTGCTAATAATACTAGTTTAACCTTAACAGCAAATGCCGCAGTAGCAATATCAAATACTACTGCAAGATTTAGTCCATATGGTGTTCCTTATACTGTGGCAAATGCTAATAGTCAAGTTATCCCCGCAAATACCGTAGAAAATAGTATCATTGTAGGCCAAGGCAACATTGTTTCTTACTTGTCATTGGCAGGTGCCAATAGTATATTCTCTATCACAGAATTGGGTATGCCGCATCCAAACACTGGTACATCAGGTGTTAACCCAGTTGGAAACAACCCATCCGGACTTCCCAACTATTGATTTTTAGGTCTTTAAGATAAATATATTTATATAGCATAATAAGGTGCTTCGTAATGTTAACTCATTAACGGCGGCTAGAACCCGCAACCCATATTAGGAGAAATCAAAATGGGACGCCCTCTAAAAATCGCAAAGGCTCAAGCAGTCTTAACAATCACTGATACAGCCGCAACAGGCAGTATCGTTACAGTATCAGGTGGAAATCTAACTACAACCCCCACAGTAGGTATAACTAAAGGTATGTCATTTGTAGCTGCTACAACAGTTGGTGGAATAACAGCTAACACAATTTACTATGTTAATTCAATATTATCAAATACTACATTTGATGTATCAGAAACTCAATTGAGTGTGCAGCCTCAAGTAATCCCAACATTAACAGACGAAACAGGCCAATCAGTTAGTGTTTCATTTAATGTTGTTGATGCATACTTCAACAACCCAACAGCAGGTGCTGGTTTTCCAGCAACAAATGCTAATACATATAGCGTAGTTGGTGGTAATACCGCAATCATTGGTAACCAAGTATTAGCACAAGTTGCTATTGGTATCAATGGTACAGGTACACTATATACTCCAATAGCAGTTAATACTAGTAATGTAGTGGCAGGGGTAGGTACTGATTTAGCTAACCTAACCACTGGGGCAGCAATTCAAGTTGCAGTGGCTAACATTAACGGAAGCACAGATTTTGTTAATTTAGGCTTTGCAAGTGCAACAAAAGGTAATGTTACCGTAGCTGTTGCTAATACAACAGTAACCGGAAATGTTATCGGAACTTCAGGCAATGCTCAAACGCTTGCATTAAATATGCCAATTAAGTTTGACGCAAATTTTGGCGGTTTAACTATCAACACAACATATTTTGTTAAAACTATTGCTAATGCTGCTGCATTCACAGTTTCTACTGATCAAGGTGGAGCATCGGTACAGCTTACCGCTAATGCAAGTGTTACTGGAAATGCTATTATGAATCGTGTTGTGCTAACAGCTAATGCAAATGTTATTGTGGGCAATGCAGCATTCATCTTTGCAAATGATGAAGCAGGGTTCATTGTTCGTCAAAAAGGCAAGCAAAAGTATCTAGTAACAGGTTCAACTAGTGGTTTAACAGCACAATGCTTTACTGCAAATCTTGCAAATACTGCGTTGACACCAAATACAATGCGTATTCTTGCTACATATGCTAACAGTGCTACTCAAACAGTTCAAAGTCTTTCTGACCACACTGGTGAGTTGTTTACTGCTACTTCAGGTCCAATTGCTACTGGTAATATTGTATTCCAAAATGCTGCTCCAATATTTGCAACATTCAATACAGCAGCAGTTGCTAATGCAGATAACGGTCAACCGTATGAATTAGTTACTATTGCAAGTGCTTAATCATGACAACTGCAACAAGTAAGGTAGCTAAAATGCAACCAGAAACTGAAATTGCAGTACTTCAGATTCAAGTTAAGACCCTCGAAGAAAAAATCGGGGAACTTAAAGTGGATCTGAGATCACTTCATGATGCGATTGAATCTAATGCAGACGAAACTAGGCGAATGTTAAAATCTATGCGTGAGCAAGATGTTAAAGAACACAGTGAATTGGCTAGTAAAATTTCAGTATTAGAAAAATGGCGGTGGATGATGATGGGGGCCGGTATAATAATTGGCTCGTTAGGCTTCCCCACAGTGTCAGCAATACTAAAATAAAAAAAGAGACTTAGGTCTCTTTTTTTGTAAGTGCCTTTAATTTAGATTGAACAACATCAAAATTTACTGTACTAAACAATCCCGGATGTAATGGTTTGGGATATTGATTATCACCTACCCATGCATAACCGCAATGTTCTTCATTTAGATTTGGTACAAACTCATCGGCTACTTCACAGAAAAATGTATGATATGTGAAAGAATGATTGATGAATTTTTGAATAGGTATTAATTTTGCATTAATTGGAAACATACCTAATTCCTCTTGGCATTCTCTTGCAACACCCTCAAAGAGAGTTTCATAATCTTCTATTTTTCCACCCGGAATGCCCCAGTTTCCCGGGTTCTTATTATCGGTGCGTAATAGATATAGATAGCGATTTGTTTTATTGCTATAAAAGAAAACCCCTGCCGATGTATTGCTCATACTATGATTTATCACAATATTAGATGACGATAGAATAATCCCCTGCAGCATAGAAACCGTCGTAACTTTTCATCCAAATGTCATCCACAAAACGATATTGAACATTAGTTATTAAGTTGGTTACATATTCTAGTGTTGTTGGAGTTGCAGCAGTACTATCAAAACTTACACCCCATTCACCTGTACTTGCATTATATTGAATAATGTCATTAGCAAAAGCGACTACATTGCCCCATGCTACTGTACTATCACCGGGCGCGCCAATATTATCAGTTAACAAATATCTACGACCGTTGATTGGTCCAGGCAATCCTGCGTTAGGACCGGTCATTTGAGGGTTTACAACGCCATCAACTGGACTTAATGTATTTTGCGGTAATGTATCAGGGTCAATGTTGTAAATCAACAACCTATCATCATTTGGATTGGGTACAATAGTGCCTACAATGTCAGTAGTCATATATGGATTTTGTAGCCAAATTTGACTAATGCCCGGTTTAACTGCCCCGTATACATTTAATACGCTAGACCAATATATATCTGTATCAGGATTAACCGGTAAATTTAGATTAATATTAGATGGATCAAATGCTATAGCCTCTGGTAATATCTGTAAAGTATTTCCTATTAATAATAGCTTGTATCCATATGGTGTAATCTTTTGTCTGGTCCCCAATAACATGTCATCGTTCTGCATATCTTGTAGTGCATTGCCTGCAAAAATGCTTGCTATAATTTTCTCAACAACACCCATCTTCTTGACTTTACTTGCGGTGGTGATCCATATTGGCATGTAGAATTTCCAACTCATGACATCAATAGGATTGCCTGTATTAATTGGAATACTACGACTACTGAATGTTAGTCCATCTTGAAACACTGCGCTAAGACTAGTCCAGTCTAGAAAGTTATCAGTACTTTGAATCTCTAATGCAGGATTGAATAATGTTCCTAGTTGTTCAATCAATTGTAATTTTTGATTGTAGTTGGTTGTCCAAAAATCAACGGTGATTCTTAATGTGTAAGGCACTGGCATTAATCTTTCAACAGTAAATGCCTGTCCTTGAACAGTTTCATATTGTTGTGTTTCTTGATTATATGATCGTTGACGAACATTAATCTTGTCTACAAAGGTAGGATCCTGAGTCCATTTTTGATTGTACTCTAAACCACTTATATAATATGTGATTAACGGTGCGCTAGGCAAGTTACTTGCACTATTGTTCGCAATAATAGTTGCTGCTTGTCTACTGCTATCACCATACATGATTGGTACACGTATAATAATATCATTGCCTGCAGGGTCTTTTCCTTTAGTAACTTCCCAGTTACTAAATATCTTTCCAAACTGAATTAAAAATCTGCGAATCTGCGAATCATAGAAAAAAGCTGCCATGTAAATACCTTAAGGTTGCGGGGGGATTGGATCTGGTTGTAATGTTAAAGCAGTAGACAATGCTTGACGCTGCGTAATAAATGTACCGTTAGTAAGTTCTGTCTGTGCTGTATCATTGATGAAGCCTGATAACAATGATTGATCTTGCGCTGTAAATCCAGTAACTGTCCTAACATTGGATGATATTCTAATCCATACTCTGCCGTCCCAACGATATAATAGTTGGGGGAAGTAATCAATACGTAAGAAATAATCACCTACTTGAGGATTTATCGGAAAACTGATACCGGCACCATAAACAGAACCTAGCCCTAGTATTTCCGTTGAGAATCCATTAGGAGCAGTCCCGTCGCCGGTCATATAACCTGCACTATAACCAAAGCTACGAGGACTACTACGTGCTATAAACTGGAATGCAGGATCACAATCTGCTCTCCAATCCATTTGTTGACTAATTGTTCCAGTAAATCCTGGAAGTTCGGGGTCAGCATCAGCAGTAGCATATGTATTATCCGCAGTACCATATGGTCCTGT